GGCAAAAGAATACAAGAAGTGGAGAACTTGCAATGCAAGCCGAACAAATAGCAAAGGCGCTTGGCAACGCCAAAAAGATAGGCAGAGGATGGTTGGCAAGTTGCCCACTGCCAGGGCATGGACAAGGTCATGGAGACAAGAACCCGAGTCTGTCCATCAGTGATGGTGATGACGGCAAACCCCTCTTTAAGTGCCACTCAGGTTGCGATCAGCATGAACTCTTTGCGGCCATCAGGGACTACGGTCTGCTGCCAGACATTGAGATACGGGACCCATTGGCATCGATCAAACCCCTGCCAGCGCTCCAGGCACCAGTCTTGGATCAAGAGTGGGTTTATGTGGACGAAGACGGTGAACCTTTGTTCGTCAAGCAGAGATACAAGACCGGCACGTCCAAGGGTAAGGATTACAAACTGGTGAGTATTGGCCCTGATGGTGCGAAGAGGTACTCCATGTCAGGCACGCGCCTGGTGCCGTACAGGCTCCCCGAGCTGCTGAACGCAAAGACAGCGGGAAGGACCATCTTCTTGACTGAGGGCGAGAAGGCAGCAGATGCCCTGGTATCGATTGGAGTCATTGCCACAAGTGCTCATGCGGGATCAGGGTCATGGCCCGAAGAGATCACCCAGTACTTTGCTGGGGCAGTTGTCATCATGGTCCCTGACAACGATCTTGCGGGTTGGAAGTACGCCCACAAGGTGGCAGCAGCCCTGGTCCCAGTGGTTAAGTCTTTGAGGATCTTGGACCTGCCAGTTGAAGCGCCAACAGATGACGCCTGGGAGTGGGTCAACGTCTTGGGCGGCACCCGGCAAGAACTGGTGGAGTTGGCAAAGGTCAGCCCACTGGTGACCTCAGCAGATGATGTAACGGTACCGGCAAGATTGGTGGCGCTACAAGAAACAGTGGCACCTGTGCAACCACAAACAGCACCAGGCAACGTCCACCAGGAAACAGACAAGACCTACAAACCCTTCAAGATCGAGTCATGGCAGTCAGTCAAGGATGAACCCGTCAACTGGTTGATCCAAGACGTGATCCCTGAGAAGTCATTTGTGGCGCTCTATGGGCCGCCAGCAAGTTTCAAGTCATTCATTGCCATGGACATTGCCGAGTGCATAGCCAGCGGCAGACCTTGGCTTGGCAAAGAGATCAACGGCACAGGGCCTGTTTTGTACATTGCCGGTGAGGGTCACGGCGGTATCGGGGCCAGGATTGCAGCGATCAAGCAGCACCACAACACGCCAGATGAGGCTCAGGTGTACGTTGTCAGGTCCCAGATCAACCTCAGATCGAGCGTGGATGACTTCACCAACCTGATCCTGGCAATCGATGAACTGGTGCAGGAGCTGGGCGTTGACCTGCGCATGATCGTCATCGATACCCTGGCAAGAGCATTTGGCGGTGGAAATGAGAACTCGAGTGATGACATGGGTGCCTTCATCCAGGCCACGGGAAAGATCCAAAACAGGTACAAGTGCAGCCTCATGCTGCTGCACCACGCTGGCAAGGACACGACAAAAGGCCTGCGTGGTCACTCCAGTCTGCTGGGCGCGGTGGATACCCAGATGGAGATCATGCGGTTCCCGGAAACTACTAAGGGTTTGATCCTCATGTCCAAGCAAAAGGACGGTGAGGACGGTCAGCGGTACGGGTTTGAGGCCATCACGGTGGACATTGACAGGTCAGATCTGGGCCTGGAAAACGGCAGCAGTCTGGTCATTGAGGCGTCAGAGGTTGGCAGCATGAAGGACAACGACCCAGAAAATAATCCCAAAAAGGATAAAGCAATGGGCGCAAAGCAGAAGATTGCCGAGAAGTCACTGAATGTTGCAATTAAAACCTTTGGCTCCATTATGGATACGCCAGAGGGGCGCAAAAACACCGTCAGTTTGGACCAGTGGAAGGCCGAATTCACGGCCATGATCGGGTCAGATGTGTCATCAAAAGACCTGTCAACGTACTGGTCCAGGGCCAAGGATCACGTCATAAAAAGTGGCTTTGGGACCATCAGGAACAGCAGCGTCTGGGCCAACCGCAAGGACATAACGACTGGATTTGAGGCAGATGCACTGCTTAAGGCTGGGAAGATGGCCGCATTGGTTGATAAGTGAGTCATTTAATGCGTGACTATCTTATCCACCACAAACTCCACAAACACCACAATTGTGGTGTGATTGTGGTGCTACAGACTCCACAAACACTACAAACACCCCTATAAGGGGTTGTTTGTAGTGTGGATGTAGTGTGGTGTGTTTTTTGTAGTTGTTGTTGAATTGATGATTAATGGATGGAGGCAGCAGATGAACGCAAAACAGAACCAAGTGGGTCAGGTAAAAAGTCGCATACCCAGCCGTGGAGTTAAGCCAGATTTTCCGGCAACAGATTTTGAGATCAGGCAGGCTGCATGGTTGGGTGAGATTGATCGCATTAAGGTGGATCAGGATCGGCAGTGGGGGACGGACAGATTGTGTACTTTAGTTGATCCAGGGTTTCGGGAGAAATTCTGGCAGCAACAGCAGCGGGTCTGGTCTGCTTGTCAGGCCAGGGACAGCGAAAAGCTCGAGAAGTCAGCAGCCGGGATGGTCAGGGCGTATCAGGCGCTCGAGGCCTGGGCAGTCCAGCACGCAGTGCCTGTGCGGCCAGCCCTGGGCGCGGTTGAGCATGTCGGGAAAGATGGCAAGCTGATGGTGGTGGTCGCCACCAAGCAAGAGGCGGCCTGGTACCGCGAGAACCGGCCAGACGTTACCGGGCAGCACGTCTGGTCCATGGAGGAGATTGAGCTGCTGATTGAGGCCGAGATCAACCAGGCAGTGGTCGAGGCCAAGATCAGGTACGCTCGGTTTGACCCGGTGGTGGTCAAGATCGGTGGCGAAACAGGCTTTGATGATTTTGTCAATGACTTGGATATTTCAGCACCATCCAAGGCACCTAAAATGTTCGATAGCAAAACAGCGGAGAAATTCAAGCATGGAAGCAATCAATCGATTTAAGGCACTTTGTGCCAAATGCTGGGGTTGGGTACTTGAGCGCGTTAAACGCGCTGGAAAGGGCTAAAAACATGGCTGGAAGACCTAAATTTAGACGTGACATTGCTTTGCTGGAGGAGCTGCCAGAAGATCTGATCTTTTCAATGGTCGAGGCTGGCAAGCCAATGTCGGTGATTTGCATTGAGCTGGGCATTGGGCGCAAGGCGCTAGAGACGTGGATCGAAGATCAAGATCGTCCTGATATGATTGCGCGTGCGCGGGCGAAAGCAGCCGATGAGCTTGCGTGCGAGACGCTGGCGATAGCGGACAGCGCCGATCCAGAGCACGCCGCGCACGCTCGCGTCCGCATCCAGACGCGCCAGTGGCTCGCGGAAAAATGGAAACCGAGCGTTTACGGCACCAAACAGGCGCAGATCCAGGTCAATATCCACTCGATGCGCATGGACGCACTGCGCCACGCAGAGGTCATCGAGGCCGAGTTATCCACAGGCGAGAGCAAATAAGTGACTACTTATCCACAGAACACCAGTGATTGCCTGTGGATAACTGCCATTTCTGTGCATAAGCACTGGTGCAGGCATGGAATAACTTAACATAATGGACAATGTAGCGATTAGGCTTTTGATAACGATCAGCCGATTCAAGCATCCATGCGGCACTGAGCGCAAGCAGTCACTAACCAGCAATCAACAGGCGCGTGCAAGTTGCGCACAGGCTGCTGGCCGCGCTGGCGCTGGTCCTGGCCTGCCTGGCCGCGCCGACCCCCCCTTCGCGCTCGCGGCTGGGGGCAGGCTGATGCAGCACCCTGAGAAACACCGACCATGACCCACCCCCCTACCCCTGACCCCTTGACCCCAACTGTCCCAAAAAAAATAAAAAAAGTTGAGACAACGCTCGACCCCACCCAGAACCCGTTTGTCGAATTCGTAAGACTCTACAAGAACAACCCTGTAAGGTTCGTGCAAGAAGTGCTGGGCGTCACGCCTGACCCGTGGCAAGCTCAATTCCTGATGCACATCGCCAAGGGCAACCGCCGCATCTCTGTCAGGTCCGGCCACGGCGTTGGCAAATCAACCGCTGGTGCCTGGGCCATGCTCTGGTATCTGCATTTGCGGTTCCCGGTGAAGATTGTCGTTACGGCCCCCACCTCCAGCCAGTTGTATGACGCGCTCTTTGCGGAACTCAAGCGCTGGATCAAGGCCATGCCGCAACTCTTACAGGATCAGCTCGAGGTCAAACAAGACCGCATCGAGGTCAAGGATGCCGCCACCGAGGCCTTCATCTCAGCACGCACGTCCAGGGCCGAGCAGCCCGAGGCCTTGCAAGGCGTACACAGCGACAACGTGATGCTGGTAGGAGACGAGGCCTCGGGTATACCCGAACAGGTATTCGAGGCCGCTGGTGGCTCCATGTCGGGACACAATGCCGTGACGCTGCTGCTGGGAAACCCGGTGCGGTCCAGTGGTTTTTTCTACGACACCCACAACCGTTTGGCTGATGACTGGGTGACCATGAAGGTAGCGTGCGCTGACTCACCTCAAGTGAGCGAGGCCTACATTGAGGAGATGAAGGCCAGGTACGGGGAAGAGTCCAACGCCTACCGCATCAGGGTATTGGGTGAATTTCCGCGGTCTGATGATGACACGGTGATCCCCATGGAGTTGCTGGAGATGGCCTCCAACCGGGATGTTGAGGCGAGTCAGCACGCCAGGATGGTGTGGGGCTTGGACGTTGCCAGGTTTGGGTCTGACAAGTCAGCCCTGTGCAAGCGGCAGGGCAACGCCGTTACTGAACCGATCAGGACATGGAAGAACTTGGATTTGATGCAGCTCACGGGTGCCGTTGTCGCTGAGTGGGAGGCGCTGATCCCAAGCTCGAGGCCAGCCGAGATCCTTGTTGACTCGATTGGTTTAGGTGCTGGCGTTGTTGATCGCTTAAGAGAACTGGGTCTGCCTGCTCGCGGGATCAACGTGGCCGAGAGTCCGGCCATGGGCAATACTTACAGGAACCTTAAGGCTGAGTTGTGGCACAAGGCCAAGGCCTGGTTGGAAGCCAGGGACTGTCGGATGCCCAAAGATGAGGCGTTGATCGCTGAACTGGCGACAGTGAGGTACTCATTCACGTCCAGCGGGAAGATCCAGATTGAGGGGAAAGATGAGATCAGGAAGCGCGGCCTGCCGTCCCCTGACCGGGCAGATGCGTTTTGTTTGACGTTTGCCTCTGACGCTGTTGTCGGGATGTATGGTTCGGCTGCGTCTTCCAAGTGGTCGCAGCCTTTGCGCCGGAACCTGCCAAGGGTTGCATAATTGGGGAATTCATAGGAGCAGCAAGCATGAAGATGACCAAAGCGCAAAAGAAGGTTGGCAAGGTGATGGGTGAGTACAAGTCTGGGACCCTGCACTCTGGCAAGGGCGGCAAAGTGGTGAAGAACCCCAAGCAAGCCATTGCGATTGCCATGTCCGAGGCCAAGATGCCTATGCGCGGCCAGCGTACCGCCACCAACATGAAGACTCGGGGTATGAAATGAAGCCCGGTTTGTACTCAAACATCAACGCCAAACAGGCACGCATCGCGGCTGGGTCCAAAGAGAAGATGCGCAAACCCGGCTCGCCTGGCGCTCCCACGGCCAAGGCTTTCAAGCAGTCAGCCAAGACGGCAAAGACTGCCAAGAAGAAATGACGAGGACATATGGCAACTAAAGACTATGAACGCGCAGCCGAGCAGATGATGAAGGCCAATGGTGCCAAGTGCCCCACGGCCACTCAAGACATCACGGTGAACTTGAAGAACCGGGGCAAGGCCATTGACTCTGCTGCCTACGGCCCTGAGAACCCGGCACTGCCCAATAAGCAGTTTTGGATGCAAAAGGCCAAGGACTGGGAAGTCAGCGAAAAGGACGCGAAGACAGCTCTTTGCGGTAACTGCTCCGCATTCAACCAAGATAAATCGATGCTCAAGTGCATCGCCAAGGGTATCGGTGACGAGGGCGACCCCTGGGCCTTGATCAAGGCCGGTGACCTTGGGTACTGCGAGATCTTTGACTTCAAGTGCGCAGCCAGCCGTACTTGTGACGCCTGGGTCGCTGGCAGCGAAGAGGGTGAAGACGAGGAAGAGGGCGAAGACATGGACGAAGAGGGCGAGTACAGCGGCAATGATGCCGGGTCTGCCGGTATGGGTTCGCTCATTACGATCAATGTCGGGGCCAAGGATTGATCGCACCCATCGCTGTTGCCACCGTCAAGGGCAAGTGCTTGCGGATGATGATGACGAGTGTCAGGGAATACGCAAGCACAGTGCCCATCTACTTGCGCGGCCCTGAGTCAGTCATTGGCGCCCATGATGCCGATCACCAGATCTACGGCCAACCATCCACGTTTGGCGAGTGCTACAACGAGGTGATCGACCGGGTCTTTGCTGACGGGTTTGACTCTG